TTAACAACGGGTACTGCATACCGAAAGGTTAAAATAACAAGTGAGCCAAAATGCCAAGTGTGAAAACACGAATAAATAAGAAGTGGTCGCAGAGGGAAGTGTTATGTTCGGGACCAACCTTTAATTTTAAGGTTTAAATGCTGAGTGATATATGCAGTATAAAAGCGAAGCTATAAAAAAAAGTATTAAATTAGCCAAAAACACGAACGATGCCAACAAAACAAAGTCATTCAAAATACATAGAAAGCCCAGATAAACTATGGGAACTATTTATAGACTATGTAAAACACGAACAAAGCAACCCATACCACAAAGTAGATTACGTAGGTAAGAACGGAGAAAGAGTATTAACACCTTTACCAACTCCAATTACATTTGTAGGCTTTGAATGTTACTTAGCAGACAAAGGAATTATAAATAGCTTAGGTGATTATTCCTCAAATAAAGGTGGAAAATATAGCGATTATTCTACTATCATAACGCGTATACAAAACAATTGCTATGTTCAGAACTTCAAAGGTGCAGCAGTTGGGTTATTTAATCCTAACTTAATTGCACGTAAACTGGGACTTACTGACAAAGTAGAACAAACAATAATAGAACAACCGATATTTAACTTAGATGAGTTTTCAAACGACAACAGCGATAAAGAAAATCTATAGTTTAAAAAAACGAATTAAGATAATACAAGGCGGAACTTCAGCAGGTAAAACTTTTGGAATCTTACCGATACTCATAGATAAAGCAATAAGAACGCCAGGACTTGAAATAAGCGTAGTTGCTGAGTCAATACCACACCTAAGAAGAGGAGCATTAAAAGACTTTCTTAAAATACTTAAATGGACTAATCGCTTTAACGATGAACAATTCAATAAATCTTTATTAACCTACAATTTTAAAAATGGGAGTGTTTTTGAATTTTTTAGTGCGGATGACAGTAGTAAGTTACGTGGTGCTCGGCGTGACATTCTTTATATTAACGAGTGCAATAATGTTACCTTTGAATCTTATAATGAACTTGCTATACGGACTAAAAAAGAAGTATTTTTAGATTTTAATCCTGCAAATGAGTTTTGGGTCCACACCGAACTAAAAGACGAACAAGACAGCGACTTCTTAATTCTCACGTACAAAGACAATGAAGCTCTTGACAAGTCAATTATTGACCAAATAGAAAAGAATCGCGAGAAAGCAGCTACAAGCACGTACTGGGCTAATTGGTGGCGTGTATATGGCTTAGGTGAAATAGGAATGTTAGAAGGTGTTATATTCAGCAACTGGAAACAGATTGATAGTATTCCAAGTGATGCGAGATTGATAGGAATTGGTTTGGACTTTGGATATACAAACGACCCCACCGCAGCAGTTGAGGTTTATACATGGAACGGACAAAGAATCTTAAATGAACTTGTTTACCGTACAGGAATGATAAACAGCGACATTGCTAAAGTGTTACCTGACAACGTACCGATATATGCGGATAGTTCCGAGCCTAAGTCAATCGAAGAAATAAGAAGATACGGAAAGACGATAAAAGGCGTAACAAAAGGCAAGGACTCAATAAACTTTGGTATTCAAATAATGCAAAGCCAAGAATATTTAGTAACCTCAAACAGCACCAACCTAATTAAAGAACTACGTGGCTACATTTGGGACACGGATAAAACAGGTGCAAGATTGAACAAGCCTATTGACTTTAATAACCATAGCATTGACGGGTTACGTTACCACGAAATGGAAGTGTTAGGGGTAAACCCTCATTATGGTCAGTATTTTATTCATTAATTTACACAAATGACAGATGACCTACCGATAATGGTGCACATAGTTGAGAAATTCATCTTAGAAAAGAAAGGTATTCGCATAAAAATAGTGTTTGATGACCCTATGAAAATACGAATACACACAAAAATGTTAGGTCAAGCTTTCGATATTGCCTTAGCTTACTACAATTATCAAATCTAAAGTTATATAAATATGAAAACGGAAATAGTAATTCCAACAAGTCTTAGTGAGATACCATTAATGAACTACCAAAAGTTTATAAAATTGGTTGAGGGTTCAAACGATGAAGAGTTAATAGCTCAAAAATCTATTGAAATTTTCTGCGGTTTAAATATGAAAGACGTACTCAAAATAAAATGGAGTGATGTCGTAGGTTTGGCTAACCATTTCAATGAGTTATTCCAGCAAAAGACGGAGTTCAAAACTACGTTTAAAATACAAGACATGGAGTTTGGGTTTATACCTAATTTGGAAGATATGAGTTTTGGTGAGTACGTAGACTTAGACCACAATATAGGCAAGGTTGAAACATTCCACAAAGCAATGGCAGTTCTTTATAGACCGATAACCAAAAAGACGAAACAAGGCACTTACGAGATAATGCCTTATTCTGGAACAGATGAATTTGCTGAACTAATGAAATACGCTCCTTTGGATATTGCAATGTCGGCATCGGTTTTTTTTTATCATTTAGGAAACGACTTAGTACAAGCTTCGCTTACCTCTTTGGAAGTGGAGATGAAGAAGAACAAGGAGTTGAACACGACTATTCAGAACGGGCTCAATTCAATAAGCAATGGGGATGGTATAATTCAATCTATGCACTCGCTAAAGGAGATGTTACAAAGTTTGACGAAGTTACCAAATTGGGAATACGGAAGTGCCTTACCTACCTTACTTACGAGCGACAGCGAACTGAAATTGAAAATAGAGAATTAAAAAGAAAATTTAAAAATGGGTAACTATTATAATTTACTGGATACGTTAAAAGGACACTTCGATAATGATGCGTTCATAAACACGGTAACAGAGGGTGACATTTTTGCAGTTGACTTGTCTAAACAAACAATTTTTCCTTTGGCGCATATTATTGTTAATTCAAGTTCAATTGAAAATAACATAATTCGTTTTAATGTAAGCATTCTTTGTATGGATATCGTTGACATATCAAAAGACGAAGACACAAACACGTTTATAGGAAACAACAACGAACAAGACGTTTTAAATACAATGTTCGCAGTTCAAAATAGGCTTTACGAAAGCTTAAGACGTGGGCAGTTGTTTAGCGATAATTTCATGGTTGACGGTAACGCAACAGTAGAACCATTTGCTGAAAGGTTTGAAAACTATTTAGCAGGTTGGACAATGACACTTGATATTTTAGTTCCTAACTCAATGACTATTTGCTAATGAGTGAAACACTAAAAGCCTTAGAAAAATTCCGTGACGAAGTTGTAAAAGGCGCAAAAGCAGAACTTAAACGCCAAAACAAAGATAGTTCAGGTAAGTTATCCAGCTCAATACAGGGCGAAGTAAAAGAGTTTAAAAACTCAATAGGTATTTATTTTGAAATGGAAGAGTATGGTAACTTTCAGGATAAAGGAGTTTCAGGTAAGTTTAAAAAATACGATACTGAATACAGCTATAAAAGTAAAATGCCACCTCCGAGCAAATTGGATAAGTGGATAGTTCGAAAAGGCATAGCACCAAGAAACGCACAGGGTAAATTTCAAACAAGGAAAGGTTTACAATTTGCGATTGCTAAAAACATATTTAAGTTTGGAATCAAACCAAGCTTATTCTTTACTAAGCCATTTGAGAAAGCATTTAAAAAGCTTCCTGATGTGTTAATAGATAAATACGGATTAGATGCTGAAACGGAATTAAATTCAATATTAAATCAAAATTTAAAAAATATAAAATGAGTATTTTTGCACGTTCACCTTATATAGTCGAAATATCCGAAACAGGACAAGAGGGTTCAAAGATAGAATTAATAATTTGGAACGGAACTGGCTCAGCTCCAACCGACCCGACTTATGTGTTATCTAAATTAATTCCTGCTTCAAACAACGTAAAGACGTATTACAATATTTCTCCGTACATTCAAGAATATATCACTTGGAATACAAGACAAACACCTTATAACACTTTTTCAGCAAGTCAAACAACACAGTGGTGTAACGTTAAAATAAAGAAGTTTAAATTAGATGCTGGTGTTTATACTCAAGTTGGTAGCGATATAGTTACAAAAGCATTTGACGGATTTGGATATTATGAACAAGGTTACAACCCAACTTTGACTTACGATATTTTACACGATGAGGGTACTTTTACTTACGCCTACGATGCTGCTATAAATTACGGAACCAACTCAAATTATTACGGTGGTTTTATCATGGTTCAAACAGGTACAACTTACAAAGCTCGTTACAGAAATTTAATTACAGGTGCTTCATTTACTCAGCCTTTAAACAACAATCAACTTGTAGATGTACTTAGAGTTTATCCAAGTTATATTGCTGCTGGAAATAGCTTAGAAATTTTGGACACTTCAAACACTGTTATTTGGAGTGGTATTTTTAAACCCAACTTAAATTGCCGTTATACGCCTATTTTATGCGACTTTGTAAATAAATATGGGTGTTGGCAAAGGACTTGGTTTTATGCTGCTTCTAATGACACGTTAAGCGTTGAAAAGACGAAATATAATTTAATGCAAAGTACTTTTCCAAACTACAACACTTTGGAAGGTCAAACAAAGAGCTTTAACACAAACGGTAAAAGTTCAATAAAGGTAAACACGGATTGGGTAGATGAAAGTTATAACGATCTACTTAAACAACTAATGTTAAGTGAAAGGATATTAATTAATAGTTTACCTGCTACTTTAAAAACACAAAGCACTGAATTATTCAAGAACATAAACCAAAAGACGATTAACTATCAATTAGAATTTGAATTTGCTTACAATGTAATTAACAACGTAATATGAAACGGATAGTAGGGTTATTTATAGAGGGTGTTCAAGTAGAGTTATTCAACGATGAACAGATTAACGTAACTTCCAGCGTTCAGAATATTTCGGATATTTCAAAAGTATTTACCGACTTTTCGCAAAGTTTCACCGTTCCGGCTTCACCTCATAATAATAATATATTTGAACACTTTTATCAATCGGATGTAAACCCAACAATAGACCAAAATTTACGTCGTGATGCTTATATAGAAATAGACCTTACTTTTTTTAGACGTGGTAAAATTCAGTTAGAAAAATCAAACGTAAAGAACGGACAAGTAGAAAGCTACACTATAACATTTTATGGTGATTTACTTGCGTTAAAAAATAAGTTCGGAGAGGATAAATTAAAAGACTTAGATTACAGCGATTTAGAATTTGCCTTTACTGGAACTAATATTTACAATAGAATAACTGACACGTCAACAGATTTTGATGTTCGCTATCCGTTAATTGCTAACACGCGGTTATGGACGTACTACCACGGGACGCAGGATATTACACAAAACGCACACGCTATACAATACGATGAGCTTTTGCCTGCAATTAAAGTAAGTAAGATATTTGAAGCTATTGAAGATAAATACGGAATAACATTTGAAAGTTCATTTTTTAATGATGAAAGATTTACAAGGTTGTTTTTATGGTGCAAAAACACGAATGAATATACTTGGGTAAGTGAACAAGCTGATATTTTAATAGACCAAATTATAGCAACTGTTATTGCAACCCCTACTATTCCTGACCCTTCTTCATTTGAATATGTAAATATTTACGAAGATTACATTAATATAAAATACGCACCGATACCAACTCAAACGCATACAGTATATTTTGAGGTTTTAGATTTATCGGCAGCAGGGACTTTTTATATTGATGTTTTCCAAGATGGGAACTACAACCAAACAATAACTGTATATAATACTGGCAATTACGGAAACGTATCTTTTCAAAATACAATTGGTTTAGATACTAAATTAACATTTAAGGCAAGAGCAACAGCACCTATGAATGTTGACATGAATATCATTTATCAAATAACAAGCAATCAAGGATTAAGTAATATAGCGCAAATAAGTACAGTTCAAACAACATTATCGGGCAACGTAAATTTAAACAACGTAATGCCTGATATGAAAGTTGCTGATTTCTTTTCAGGAGTGCTAAAGGAGTTTAATATGACTTGTGTTCCCGTTGAGCAAGATGTTTATCAAGTGTTGCCTTTGGATTTATGGTACAGTCAAGGAGCTATTGTTGACATAACCGAATACACGGACTTAGATTCTATTGATGTTAGTAGAGTTCCATTATTCAAAAAGATAAATTTCAAATATCAAGAAAGCGAATCATTTACAAATAAAAATTACTTTAAAACCTATAATCAAAAATATGGTGATATGAATTACCAATTTGATTATGATGGCGGAGAATATACTATTGAAAGTCCATTTGAAAATTTATTATTTCAGCGTTCGGTTAGTGGCAACGATTACGCAATTTTAGGGTATGCACTCAACGAAAACTATCAGGCGTACACTCCAAAGCCTTGTTTACTTTATATGTATGGTGAAAGCGATTCATTACCTCATGACATAAGATTCTACAATGGCGTTAATTACGATAATATAGATTCGTATATGTTATTCGGTCAAGACCTAACATACCAAAACACGAAATATAGTTTAAACTTTGGAGCAGATAACAGTATAATACACAATGAAACAATAAGCAACGGATTATATGCAACGTATTACTTTCCGTATTTATCTAATTTATTCGATTTAAAGCAACGTTTAGTAACGGTTAAGACTGTTTTACCAATTAGCCTACTA